AGAAGAAAGAAACTGTTCGTGTCTATGACCTTGATGTAGAGGGGTGGCGTTCATTCCGTGTAAATTCTCTACAAACTTTCGAACCTATATAGAGTATGACAAAGAGAAAACTCACTGCGGAACAAAAGAAAGCTGCGTCTGAACGTCTTGCGAAAGCACGGGAAGCACGTGGTCATGATGGTCGGATGGGTGTTCACGAGAGTATTCGTGACCACCCCGAAGACCATTACCTTCACTGGAAGAAAGTCAGACAGTGGATTAAGTCCTGTGAGTTGGAACTCAACGGTATGAAACATCTCAAGAATTCCACCAAGTGGCAAGATAGACAATCATATAAAGACCTTGAAGTCTACATCTACAATATGAAGAAATACCTTACCACTGGTGTGTGGTTAGATTTTCGTTATGGTGAAGACCGTGAGAGTAAAATCAAATACCGTTGTCTCGCCAAAGCATATGATGAAGATGGTGAAGTGAAACGCACAGTAGGTGTGTGGTATGATGATGTTGGAATGTGGACGGAGGAACTACAGGATGAACTTGGATAGTGAAGAATCAAATTTTCTTACCAAGAAAAGGTTCTCAAAGATGATTGAGAACACAGTAAGAAATAATAAATTGTCCTATATGGACGCTGTTGTTTATCTGTGTGAAGATAACAACATAGAACTTGAGGATGTGAAGAAATTTCTCTCCACGACAATCAAGGAAAGAATTGAGTTGGAAGCAATGAATCTCAATTATTTACCCAAAGGCAATACTTTACCAGAAGTATAAATAAGGTATTGACTTTTAACCTTTGTTATGATACAATGAATACACTTAATACAAATACATACGGAGAATACAAATATGTCTTTTGCAAATCTAAAATCTAATCGTCTCGACGTTTCTAAACTCGCGCAAGCAGCCTCAGAAGTTTCGGGTCAAAAACAAACTCAAAACAAATACGAAGATACACGCTTCTGGAAACCGACTGTTGATGACAGTGGTAACGGTTTCGCACAGATTCGTTTTCTACCTGCCGCAGAAGGTCAAGAACTCCCTTGGGTTCGTTACTTCGACCACTTCTTCAAAGGCCCGACTGGTCAATGGTATGTCGAAAAGTCTCTGACTACTCTTAATGGTCAGAATGACCCTGTGAGTGAATACAACTCACGTCTTTGGAACTCTGGTATTGATGAGGACAAAGAACTTGCTCGTAAACAGAAACGCCGTCTGCACTATGTTGCGAACATTCTGGTCGTGAGTGACCCATCAAATCCACAGAACGAAGGTAAAGTTTTCCTTTATGACTTCGGTAAGAAAATCTTTGACAAGATTATGGATGTGATGCAACCACAGTTTCCTGGCGAAGAACCAGTCAATCCATTTGACTTCTGGAATGGTGCGGACTTCCAACTGAAGATTCGTAACGTTGCAGGTTATCGCAACTATGACAAGTCTGAGTTCAAATCACCTTCTGCATTGTTTGAAGCAGACGAAGTGAAACTGGAATCAACTTATAATCAGTTGCATGATATGAGTGAGTTTGTTGCTCCTTCATCATACAAGTCATACGAAGAACTGAAGGCACGTCTGGAAGTTGTTCTGGGTCAATCTACGGGTGCGGGTGCTACCGTGAAGAACGAAGCACTGACACAGACCGCAGAGACAGTAGAACCGAAGGCAACAGAACCGCAAGTGATTGCGACTGCTCCTACACCAGAGATTGCCGCATCTGATGATGACGATGATACTCTGTCATACTTTGCGAAACTTGCCGCAGAGGACTAAGATGTATCACTTATATACCGACAATGGTTCTTATTCGGAGACAAGTCTTGTGAGGTTGCTGTTCGCAGTAATCTCACACAGATTACATCACTTTGTAAAGGGTGAAGGTTTCCGAGACTAATAGGTAAAGGTAGTGTTTCCTCGATGGAGAAAGACTTCGTGTAGATAACAGCATCCAAAAAGACTACCGAAAAGAAATGGGGAGGCCTTCGGGTCTCCCCAAACTTTTACCAAGCAGGCGACATACCATAATTTCTATCAAGGTCATCGGTTGCTGGTGTGGGTTCACCATACATCGCAGTTGTATTATTGGTTGTGTTTGTCGTAGGAGCATTGTTGACCGCAACTACTCCACCACCAGCGTTTTCCGTTCTTTCCATACGTTCAACTGCTTTTCTTCTTCTTTCAAGTTCGTCTGCTTGTCTTGGAGAAAGGTCACCTTTTTGCGACATTCTCTCCAGACTTGCAAGTCTGGTTTTATTAAACTCCAGTTGACTAACTTTTTTTCTTTCCCTCGTTGGTTGAGGCACTTCACCTTCTTCACCGCCGCCAGATGTCTGTTCACTAGGTAATGTTGTAGCGGCTGAACCTTCACCCACTGTAATAACTTTACTAAACGTTTCTTTGAAGGCTTCTAGTGGACTCTTACCGCCAGGCAAAATGGCTCCGAGTGCGGCCGCTGCTCCTGCCGCGAGAGCAACAGGAAACATCATCATTCTCTTAGCATAGATGAGTAAAGTTTTGAGCATCTGTTTCATACCAGCGCCAAAACCATCTTCAAATCCACCAAACAGATTACTGATGATTTCGTTGCCTATGTTCGCAACTTTCATGAACATGCCAAATATCATATCACTGAATGAGAAACTGTCAAGCATATTCGAGAAGTTCTCAAATCCAAGTTTGCCTGCAATCCAAGAGATACCTGACTTCAACAAGTCAAGAGGCATACCAATCAGACCACGAGCAAGACCACCGATTATACCAAGAATACCACCAAGAATACCCTCTTGTTTAAAACCCTCTATAGCACCTTTTATTGCATCGAATACACCCATAATGATGGTGAGCGGGAAAAAGATAACCCGACCTAATGTTCGGAAGACTCCAAATATTGGTTTGACGGCATTCATTATACTTTTGAAAGTTCCGCCAATTGCATTCATAAATCTTCCTATGATGCCGATACCATCACCAGTCGCTTTACCCGCCTTCTTTAACGGCAAAAACACATCTTTTAATTTTGCCACGTCTTTAAAGAATTCTCCAAACTCAGGTATCACTGCCATAGACTTTAGAAATGATTTTATTAAAGGAGGCACCTTCTTTATCTCTGTAGTAATTCCACGAAACGGTATTGCAGCCTTGAAGAAACTTTTAAGTCCTGCAAAGAAATTGGTGATAGGTGCTAGACCTCTCCCAAGAAACTGTCTATTTCGAACAAATTTATTCGTTCCTGCTTTTCGAAATGCATCACCAATCGCATCAAAGAAACCAATAATTGGTCTGAATATGTTTTTGGTGATGTTTGTTATTCCCTTCAGTATTCTTGCGGGATATCCTTTGAGAAGTGCATTCACACCTCTTGCTGTTAGTTTCCACGCTCTGATAATACCCTCTACAGCACCAACAAGAAACCCTGAAATTGCGGCGAGAACGCCAGCAATGATACCAAGGAAACCAAATTTGCTTGCGTCGCCGCCCATTCCACTAAATTTGGAACCGCCTTCTTTACCAGATTTCTCCTTGGATTCTCGTTCTTTTTCTAGGTCATCTAGTTCACCTGCTTTAAGAGTCTTGAAGTAATCACTCATGGTCTTATTCAAAATAACCAATTGAGCAGTATTAGACTTCGTTTCAGAACGAGTCTCTTGATTCTCCGATTTAATTACCTCGATAAGATGTCCTATTGTTGCTTCTGCCATTTACTGTCTCATCTCTGTTCTTGTCTCTTCATTTCTTCTTCTCGTTCTTTGAGATACTCTTCTAGTAATACTAGATAAATCTCCCTCTCCCATGGCATCATATGTTCAATATCAACTAACGAATACTGAAAATGTTGCATTAACGCGAAGTTAGTCTTGAAATGATTTACCAGACTATCATGCGAGAGGCATATTAAAAAAAATCTTGAAGGCCCTCTAGTTTAGTTTTATTCTCGTGGCCACATGTCGAACATGTGAATTCAATTTCTTTTTTCATTACTGGTGCTGTCTGTAAGAACTCACCAATCTTTTCGAATTGTTTGTTGGTCATTGACCCAATGAATTCATTAAGTTCTTTCTTACTAACTTCACTGACAATATGCCGTTCATCTTCTGTCATGATTGATACCATACAATCTTCTAACATAAGAAAACCGAAGTCTGCCTCAGACATTCCTTCTTTAAAGTTATTGACAAAACCATCATATGTTGGATATTTCATTTCAATAGAAATTTCATCGGTGATAGGAATAATATTATCAATATCTGTCTTTTCCACACTCACTGTTGTCAAGTCGATAGTCACTTCAGTCATCTTATCGCATTCTTCACTAGAACACTTAACTTGTATATTAGAAGTTTCACCTACAGACTTAGCGCGAATTTGAGTAAACATATACTCAACATCAAATGTTGATAACTCACTTTGTTTAATGTCTTCATACACACAAGCAATAATTGTATCTGACATTGCTCTCATAGCAAGCTTCTGGTCTTGTGACTCGAAAGCTTGTAGGAGAATCTTCTCTTCTTTTACCAAATACGGTCGATATGTTACAACAGTATCCGATGAAGGAATCATCATCTCATATTTCAGGTTTTCATTTAACTTAGGTAGTGCCATAATTTACTCCAAATATTATAAAAATTTTCTAATTAATTCACCAGCAAGACCTTCGAGGAATTGACTATCTCCTCCATCGCCAGGTTTGCTTCTCCAGTTTTTATAGGACAACTGCACACTCAATTCAAGTAGTTGTCCATCATCACTCAACTCAATCGCATTCATTGTAGTTGGATATGCTTTATCTAGTATGCAAGTATAGGCGATGTCATCACCCGTAATTGCATTCAAATCCAATTCACCTTGTGCAAGGTCGATTGGGCCTAGTCTTGGTAATCTTCCACGAATAGAGGAAGGTATTTTACCAGCATCAAATATCTTTTTCTTCTTCAACGGAAATCCTACACCTTTTCTGATTGCCTGAATGACAACAGGGTGTGTGTAGTCGTTATAATATCCTATTTCGTATGTTTCTTGATTTACAGCAAGATTCTGCCACGCTTCAAAATAACGTCTGACTTTATAATCATTCATCACATGGAAGGTCAATGTAATGTCATCAACAGCATATCCATATGCGACCTTGGTTGTCTGAAGACCAATCTGTCTTTCGGTTGATAGGATTTGACGGCCAGGCATTGATGTTGCTTTACACAATAGGTTCATTTCCCTTACACCGCCCGTAAGAGGCGGAAGGAAAACCTTGAACATATTGCCCATAGCGAAACCGCCAGACTTACCTACTTCAGCTTTAAAGTCGTCGATACGAAATGTCATTAACCTTTACCTATCATCTGTCTTGAATCATAGAACACTTTTTGTGAGTTTGCTTTGCGGAAGTCTGCGGTCGGAAGGAATGTAGCAATCTCCCACTCTGGGGCAGGGACTTCTGCGAAACGACTCTTGACATGTTCGTTCAAGTAGTGTTTGAAACACGGTTTGTAGTATTTTAACTTTGAAATACTTTGTAATCTTTTGTATGTGATGTTAAACTTTGCATCATCACTATTTTTACTCGACGCAACTTCCATCAACGCATCCAACATCTTCGCCCGAAGAATCGGTGGAAGATAGTGAAGGTTCAGTCCATAAAACCCACCTTCTGCTGGCCCGACTACAATCACAAGAGGAAACTTATCGTAATACGGAAGAGTATCTTTTGTCTTTGGGTCATAGAAGAACATCTGCATAGAACCAATAATACGTTTGTTACCTTGACGTAATGGTTCTTCTTTCATCAATGCTTCACGATTGATAGAACGCATATTAGACGCTTTCTTACGAAACCACTCACGACTTTCCTTTGTGCGTGGTGTTACACCAGCACGAAATGCTTGCAGTTCGAGTCTGTTGAATATATTACTCATGTCTGTATTTATACTTATTTTTTACGTTTTTGGAAAGGTTTCAAAGGTTTTGTTGATTTGGGAATGAGAGACTTGAGTGGTTCATTCTTCTCAGTCCATATTACGAAATGCCAACCTCTATCCTTCGCATATTCACTCGCAGCTTGCCATTTATTCATGTTCTTAACATAAGTCATGCCTTCATTCAGATAACGTTTAGTTCGTCTCTGACCAGTGGGTGGTTTTGTCTGACCCTCTGGTTTAATCTCTACGAGGAAGGTTTTACCATCACTCATCTTTATCTTCAAATCCATAAAATAACGATGATATTTCTTATCTACTTCATATAAGTATGGTATAACAACCTCTTCGGAAGACCATTCAATCACGTTGGAGTTATCATCACACCAACGGAATGCATATTTCTCCCACGAAGAGCGGTAAAACACTTGAGTAAAGTCACCCTTGTATTTTGATGTATTTTTTACTCTATATCTTCCTTGATGTTTCATAAAAACCCTATAAATAGAACAAGAAGTTAAACTTATTTATAGGACAATATAATGCCGACGCAGGGTGTAGAAGAAGCAAGAAAAGCGGTCAACCTAGAATATCCTCTGAATAATCCTGACGAATATAAAGGTCGTCTGGTATTCACGGTATTGTTTGAACCTCCTAGTGACCTATCCAGTATCTCTAGTGCGATTACAGATTTATTTGTTGGTGACGAGGATGATGGTGGTATTGCATCAGGTAATAAAGAAGAAGCTCTTCAGTCCGCAGAACAAACATTGGGAAAACTAAAGAACCTACCTATCAGTGGAGACAGGTCACCTCAACGAACTAATAGACAAGTTTCGGTATATCTACCTCTTGGTCTACAGTATCGTGATAATGTTGCATATGAGAATATGGATTTAGGCGCATTAGGTGGCGCAGCAGAACTTGGTATGAAGAGTGGCGCAAATGCTTTGGCATCAATGATTGATGCAGGCGCACAAACTCTTGCCGCTGGATTTAAAGGTTCTGCTGGTTCGGCACTCACAACACTCGGTGCAACCAAACTTCTTGCGAAAGTGCCTGGCCTTGGAGATGAACTAGGTGGCGCAGCAAAGGTTGCGGGTCGTGTGACAACCAACCCGAACACACGAGTTTTGTTCAAACAAGTCAATCTCCGTGAGTTCGCATTTACATTTAAGTTTATTCCTACATCACAGAAAGAAGCAGAAGAAGTCAAACAGATTGTCAAGTTCTTCCGCACAGAGTTGTATCCAGAAGATATTGAGATTGATGTTGGACAATCAAAACTATCGGTTGGTTATAAGTTTCCTAACAAGTTTGCGATTGATGTTGTCTATGATGGTGAAGAAGTGGCCACAAAAATCAAACCATGTTATCTTCGTGACGTTGGTGTAACATATAACAACACCGCAATGTCGATGCATTCGGATGGTAACTTCAGCGAAGTCGAGATGACTCTCGCATTCCAAGAAACAAGAACACTCAACAGAAAAGATGTTGAGGAAGGTGGATTCTAATGACTACCAAGTATTTCAGTAACTTCAGTCTTGTTAACTATAGATTTGGTGATAATGAAGACCCAGTATTCTTCAATAAACTGAATCAGTATGTTGACCTCATCGATTCGGTCAAGAATGAACTAACCTTCTATAACAAATATACTGTCACATCTGGAGAGAGCGCTGACACATTATCATATAAGTTATATGGAACAACCGATTACTACTGGACATTCTATCTGATGAATGACCATGTTCGTATTTCTGGTTGGCCAATCGCATCATACGATATTCTTGATGTAGCAAAAGAAAAGTATCCGTATCGTATGGTTACAACAAATAGCAACATCTCAGAGAACTTCCCTGTTGGTCAGGCAGTTATAGGACAGACAAGTGGCACAACAGGAACTATTGTTCGCAAGATTCCTGACTTGGGTCAAATGGTGATTGACACTGGCGAAGAACCAAACACAACAAACTTTGGTCAGACAGAGATTGTATCATATACTGACCCTGATGGCAATCTACAAACGATTACATTGATTAAAGAATCTACACAATATGATGCGGTTCATCATTATGAAGACGCAGACGGTGTATGGCAAGACTTGACAATCTACGACTTTGGAAATCCTAGTTCATCTTGGACACCTGTCACATATCGTGATAGACTTGAAGCGAAGAACGATGAACTAAAAGAGATTATCGTCATCCGACCAGACGCAATCGAAAAGGTTGTGTCTGAGTTTAACACATTCATGAAACAAAGAGTATAACTGAATGGCACAATCACAACAATATAAGATTGTTGAAGCGACGATGGCTGCCGACAGATTGGGTGGATTTAATATCAACTCATTCGATTTACGGTCACTGATTGCGGAACTCAATATCTTTGAGTCTCTTGACAAACCATATCTAACTGGGTCAGTTTCAATCCTTGATGACAAAGCAATCTTTGATGCGATTCAGTTTCAGGGAACAGAAAGACTTCGCATCAAAATGGCATCAGTCGAAAATGAACTAGATGTTGTTTTCGAAAGAACATTTATGATGACAGGTATTGAGAGAGTCAGAAAGGCGAATGCCAACGCAAAGTCTAGTATGTATCTCTTTACTCTTATCGATGAACATGCGTTTGTGGGTCGTATCAGAAAGTTTAGTAAATCTTATGAGGGTAGTATTCAAACTATCATCACTAAGATTATGGCGAATGAGTTTGGAAAGAACATTGACCTATCATATTCGGTGGGTGCGCCAGGCGTTCAGACAGATATCAAATGTATTGTTCCTAATCTGACACCACTACAGGCCGTGAGTTGGTTGACATCAAGAGCATCAACCGAAACGGGTTCTCCGTTCTTCACCTATGCGTCTATGCATGATGATAACATTCGTCTAGGTAATCTGGACGTGATGTTACAACAAAAAGCATTCAATCGAAAACTTCCGTATACTTACAACCCATCCAACGTATCTATCGCAGAAGGTCAGTCAGAACTAGAGAAAACATTTACGATTAAACATCTACGTGCTGGTAATATGTCCAACACACTCAAACTCATTGAGGCTGGTGCGGTGACATCTAAATACTCTAACACAAATCTCAACACAGGTCAAATCTTTTCTCAACGATATAGTATTCGTAAGACACTAGAGAATCTACAGAACAAAGAGATTATTGGTGATAAACAGAATGTCTTTGATGGCGACTTCTTTGTTGGTGACCAACAGATTGATTTGTATGACGCACAAAGATATCATACAGTTACATCAACAGGCACATATGGTAGTTACAAAAGTTACAATGATGAGTTTGATGAGACTAAGTTCAGAAAGAAACTTGAACCAAGTGCGTTGAAGAATCATCTTCACAAGAACACATTGAATGTTGTTGTTGAGGGTGCTGGTTTTATTGTTTCCAAAGCAACAGTTGGTGATATCGTTAATCTCAAAGTTGTCAATGATAACTCAATGACCGAAAATGTAAACAATGAAGATGATGTCCTAGATAAGAGAATGTCTGGTGATTTCATCATTTATGATACACGACACACATTTCAGGGGACACAACACAGTGTTAGTATGAATGTGTGTAAACTGGAGAGAATGGAATGATTCCTACAGAATACTATGGCGATAATACTCGTTGGTTTATCGCAACGGTTGTTAGTGCTGCTGCGCCTGTTGGATATGAGGGTCGTGTAAAGATTCGCATTCACGGCATACACAGTGAATCCAATCTGGATATTCCAGAAAAGGATTTGCCGTGGGCTCAGTGTGTTCTACCGACAACCGAAGGTGGTGTGTCTGGTATTGGTCGTATTCCTCGTTTGTTGCCAAGTGCGTTGGTGTTTGGTTTCTTTGTGGATGGTATCAACTCACAGACACCAATCATTATGGGTTCATTACCACACATCGAACTTCCATCAGATATTCAACTGGGTCAACCAGAAGAAGATGTTGGTGAAGAGAGACCAGAAGGTTTCTTCAATAAAGTATCCGCATTCCTTAATAGTTTTGTGACCGAAGATATTCGTAATGATGATACGGGCGGTCTTACGGGGACGATTCTTCGCAATAGACAGAAGGTTTGTATTCAGTTCTTTCTAAATCTTGGATATACAATAAATCAAGCCATTGGTATTACAGCTGGATTGACTACTTCGAGCAGAATGATGACGGGTCGTGATGGTATCGCAAGTTGGGGAGATGAACGATACAAGAACCTTAAAACGTTTTCCAACGACTATCTTCTTTTCACAACACAACTACAGTTTGTAGCATATGAGTTGAGAGGTCTTGAGAATGCCGCAAATATTCGTTTGTTGAATACCGAGAACCTTGAGGGTAGAGATGGGTCTTGTGAGGTATTTGTAAAATACTATCTAAGAGAGAAGAAGAAAGTGTTTGTCAAAAATACTGAAAGAACTGCGAAACGATTGAAGGATAGATTGTAATGGCGTTAGATAAAGACGATTTAAATAATGCTCTGAAGAAAGAACAAAGAGTTGCTGTTGTCGGTGTTCAGAAAAAACAATACAAGTATGTGACGACACAGGGTGTTGATGAAGATGGATTCAGTTATACACTTACTCAGAGAGTCGAGGTAAAACCAGGCGAGTCTTTATCATCTGTTGCTGGCAAGACACAGAAACAAGCAGAGGAGACATTTGCGAAGAAAGCAACCAAAGTCGGTAAGGAAGACGGTGAAGTTCTTGGTGGTGTGAAAAGTCTGGGTAAAGAGAACATCTCACCTAAAGAAGTTACCGATACTTCTGTAGGACAGATTACTGATAAGGTTGGTGGACTAACGGGGACAAAGACTCCTTCGTCATCTCTTGGTTCTATTACTGGACTACCTGCACAGGTCGCGGGGGATAAAGCAAAGAGTGGTATTGTCGGTATTGGTTCTGGGTCACCTACGGGTGTCGCATCTCTGGTGGCCGCTGGTAAAGATAAAAAAGGAGACCTTGCAACAGAAGTATCAGACTTTGCTACGGGTATTGCTGATGCGGGTGAGTTGAGTAACATTCAATCAAGTCTTCCCGAAGTTGATTTCGGCGACCTCACAGATACAGTAAAGAATATAAGTCCTATCTCAAGTATCACTGGTAAACTGAGTGATGTTGTTGATGGTGTTGTAGACGCAACAGGTATTGGTGGATTGACATCAAAAGCGACATCATCTGAGAATGGTCTAAGTTTCTTCAAGGATGCAAAGAGTCTGGTGTCAAGTTCATTGAGAGATGTGTCATCTGCAATCAAAGATACAAGTAGTGCGATTGACAGATTTACATCAAGTCAAACAAATAAGTTTAATAAGGGTCTTCAGTCAGGATTTCTTCAAAATGTCAGTGAGACAATCACGGGCGCAGCAAAGGGTTTTATTGCAACTATCGTGCCAGGCGGTGTGTCACTTAATGATGACGAGTATGCCGAGACATTTGCACAACTTACGGCAAAAGATGATAATGAGAAGACTAAGGCTGTAAAGGGTCTCACTGTAAAATCACCAAATGTAAGTAATAGAATGAAGAGTGTTGTCAGTAATACAAACGCATCATCCGCAACGGAGTTACAAGAGAGGGTTGTAATAGAGGCAAAGAGACAGGGTATTCCACAAGAAGAGATTGATGTTGCAACTGATGAGATTGCCACAATCGATACTGTGGCGAGTCAACTTGATACAACTATTGGTGGAACACTGGTTGTTGATGCAAAGTTATTTGATGATGGTGTTCCTATTTCGGACAATAACCAGAAATGGTCGGGTCGCACAAGTCCTGATGATGTATTCACA